TGAAGTCCTTGATCGTGTACTCGGGCCCAAACTTGCCGCCATCCTTGACGGTGCAGTTAAACTCCCCGTAGTAGCCAGGCGAAAGAATGCCGACGCCCTCAAGATTGGGCCATGCGGTCAGCATTTCGCCCGTCTCCAAATAAACCTTGTAGACGTCGCCCCTGGATGTCTGCCGCGTCTCCACCTTGGCTACGCAACCGTTCACCCTGGTCAAACCCTTAGCCGGTGCCGGCATCGGGAGCTTCCCGGATACTGCCTTCTCGATGTTCTGCTTGGCGCGGATCGCCTCAAGACGCGAGGACATTTCCTCTGCCGTCGGCTCAGGTCGCGCTGGCGCCTTAACCGGCTCGGCTACGTCGTTGCCATCGTGGTCATCATCGCCGACTACCCCGACCATCGCCGCCAACTGGCACCGGCGTAGGTAAGTGGTCATCCCCACCAGGGCATGTGCCGTGGTTGGCAGCGGTACTTCGATCGTGGTGCTGCGGCTCTCGTCCCCAAAGTAGAGGTGCGTGCCGACTCCTAGAACGCCGCCGACGCCAAAGACTGACTGAGTGACGGCAATGCCGTGCTTCGCCAGGACGGGTCGGATCGCATCTAAATGCGCGGCCAGTGATGCGTACTTCGATGCCTTGCCGCCATTGCGGAAAGCGCCGTTTTCCCGGTCAAACACTGGATTCTTTAGTTCAACCTGCGCCGCTGCCAACGCGGAAACAAGGGTACTTGCGGTATCTGCCTTCGCCATGCTGTGCTCCTCTCATGAAGCAAGCGAAGGATGCGCCCGAGTCCGTCGCGGTCTCAGTCAGCGCATCCTTACGCATGCCCTAAGCCTATCGACCACTCGAGAAGTTTGCAACAGAATTCTAGAAAGCCACCCTGGCGTTGCTTTGTTCAACGCGGCCTGGCGCTTCTTGCACGCGCCGCAAGGCTTGATTCCGGCGGCAGTTGTGACTGCGGCGACCGTATCGCCGATGCCTGGCGTAACTTCCGACTTGCCCACGAACTCCAATTCACCATCGGGCAGGATCTGCGCTACGGCCATGCGAGTTACTCCGCCGTGGATGTACTTGATGCGAATCATTAGAACCCCGTGACGGTAATAGTGGACGGAACGCCAGCGCGGCTAATTGGGGACGTTACGGATCCACACGTATCCGGAATGGAAGTAGAACAACCCGTATTTAATTGCCGCCCCTGCACTTGAACTAAATAGTAAATACCTTCAGCCATCCAAGTATCCGTGGTTTTCTTGCGGCGCTGGTAAACGCAAAGGGTTGCGGTTAATAGGCAAGTCGTTACGGACGTGACATCGCAATTCTGATCGGTTACGGAGTAAGTTACGTCCCCACCGGCACCGATTAAAAACGCAATCGTGCTAGTGTTGTAACACGCACCTGAACCGCCACAAGCTGCTGAATACTCTTGATCGCACGCAACTGCATATTGAGGTATAAAAGACGGAGCGAGATCACAAAGATCTGATGACGAGTAACTACTGTAGTAAACCTGCGAGTTACAAATACCGGCGCCGCCCCAAGAACTGCCCGCGATGGTTGCAGTTCCTGAAAAAGAACTAATACCTACTGCCTTACTATTTGAACGACATTGCGGGTCGTTTGGATCGCAATTTGGTGCATATGTAATGTAGTCAACTTGATGAGCGCGAACCGTGCAATCGGTATGCGGAAGGAACTCAGTACCAGGGTCGCAGGTTGGTGGCGTGTTAATGCCATACGCAAGACATTGAATTGATCCCGACACGCTAAACGTGTAACTACGTGCGGGAAATGTTGCCGGTAATGTAATGTTGCAATCCGACCGCTCTGGCATGATGTCAGGTGGCGGCGGCGGTTCATCACCAACACAACAGCAGATCCGGCGTCGACTCATTTGCCGCCCTTAGACCGGCACCAAAAGTAACCGGCAAGCGCTCCAATGAGCCCGAGCGTAGTTGCGAAAAAGATACTGCCAAGGAAAGATTCAGCGCTTGCGAGGTTGAGCATTGGAAGCCTTTGTGGAAATGCGGGTGCGGCGGAAGGTTGAACCAACACTGCACCCGGCAGCGAAGGTAAGAATTACGAGTCCTAAAAGCCATGTCGTGTATTGGGCTGTAGTAAGCATCAGCGGCCTCGTGGTATGTAGGTGTATATAAGTGCTCCGATCACAGCGGCCACCACTGCAACCGAGACATACTGGAGCGTAGAGAAGATCGGACTTTGGTCATCCGAGACGAACGGTATGGCTTGGTGCACCGCATTCGCCTGCGCCTCGATGCTGTCGAGCTCGGCGCTTGCGGCTACCAAGTGCGCCCGTGCTACCGCTGCGCTTGCGGCGCTCGATGTCGCGGCGTGCGATATCGCCGCCGTGCTCGATGTGCATCCGCTGCTCAGGATCAGGATGATGAATAGCGCGAGGTGGATCACACTGACACCCACTCTTCGGCGTCTTCGTCCCACTGCCAAGGCCCACCAGGTGGCATCGGTACGGGCGCATCCCATCGGCAAGTAGACTCGTTCAATACCCAAGACGGGTACGGCTTTGGTGCGATGAAAGCATTCCGAACCGAGTCAAATGTGTAACCGATGCCAGCAAAGTTTTTGCGGATGGTCGCGTTGTAGCTTGTCTGCACCCACGTGCCGCCGAGCAGGTTGGCACACCAGGTCGCTCCATTCGCTTCCTCTGAATTAGGAACGACAATGACGCGCAGGACGATGTTGCTTGCGTTGATTTCTGCGAAGTGTGCCATGATTTAGCCTGTGTAGGTAAAGGTGCCAGTGCTGGTAAACGCATGGAAACTTTTTCCGCCCGATGATGAGTAAGTACCGCCGGTTCCTTTTTGCGATCCTGTGTAAGAGACGATGACAATCCCACTGCCACCAGCAGAAGCGGCCGAACCACTTGATCCGCCGCCGCCACCGCCGCCCTTGTTGACAATTCCTGGAGTCGAGGCTGTTGGTGTGCCAGCGTTGTTTGCGCCGTTACCACCACCACCCGCACCGCCGAGCGCTCTACCGGTGGTTTGTTGACTACCACCGCCACCGCCGCCGGCGTAGTCCAAACCATTTTCCGCCCATGTTGATCCGGCACCACCGGCACCACCAATCGGGCCAGCCGCAGCATTGCTTCCCACAGCGCCAGCACCACCGCCACCGCCGCCGGCGTTAACTCCTGATCCTGTTCCGCCGTTGTTTCCTTGTCCGGCAGTACCGGAAGCCGCGCTAGTGTCCTGGGCACCGGATCCACCGCCACTACCACCAGAATTCCCGGTTGTATATGCGGCGGCACCTCCGCCGCCGCCCACGCTCGTCGTCGTGTCGAAAGTAGTTGAACTACCGGAGCCGCCTCTTGTGCCACCACCACTGGCAGACGCTCCGCCTGCTCCAACAATGACCGTATAAGACGTGGTGGGAGTTAAAGTCAAAGACACGGAGCGGTATCCACCCGCACCACCACCGCCGCCCGAGTTGCCAGAGCCTTGGCAACCACCGCCACCACCGGCGACTACTAGAACCGTTGCGCTATACGTTTGCTCCGCACCCAACATGGATTTCCGAAACATGGAGGTAAACATTACGGTATGGCCTCTGCTGTGATGCGTGCGAAGATGGTCGCTATGTGTCGGTTCTCACTGCCTGATGTCGGGTCGGCGTAGAGCACGATAGTTCCCCAGGCATTGGCGTCGAGTGTCAGGGTTTGCACAGAAGTCCAAGACACCGTGGCAGTGCCGCCGCCAGCGTTGACTACTGCGCCAGTGCCTTGCACGGTGACCGTGCCCACGGTCAAATAGCCCTTCGGCGTAAATCCTGCGTTCGTCCAGTGGAAGTTGGCGCCGTCATCGTGCACGTGCATGGAAATGGCGAACACCTCACCTTTGCAGATGACCTGGGGCGGGATCGGAGTGACGAGCGTAAGGTTGGCCATGTTTATTGCTCCGCCGGCGTGCAGCGAACGGGGTTTGGTCGGTCAAAGTATGCAAACGTAGCGCCTGAACTGTCATAGCAGATGTGCAATTCAACCTTGGCGCTGAGTTGTGTCGTCGGCCATACGTTCGTAATGGTGTTGTATTGACTGCCCACGGGCCCGATGGTCGCCGCGGGCGCTACGGAAATGTTCATCCCGTCAACGATATTGAGCGTGTTGTGCCATTCGCGCAAGTTTACCGCGGCAGTGTACGTCCCACTTAGGTCTGCCGTTGGCACCGTAATACCTCCGCCGCCGATCGGAGTCGGAAACCATATTTTGACTGAGTACGTCCATCGGTTGTCCGAATAAAGCGTGGCAGATTCGATCGACGCCAAGACCGATTTCGTGGGCGCACGCTCGAACACCTGCGCCTGGCTAAACGTCACGCCTTCCGAATTGGCGTTCACTTGCCGTACTGCCTGCGCGAAACTATTCATGGCGTGCCGGCTGAGGCCGCCATAAAGGTTCGAGGTGAATACGGGGTTATGGATTGCCATTAGGCGATAGCAAGCGGTTCGGGGTTGGTCAAGGAAAGCAACTGTGCTGCGGTAATGATTGAAGAGAAGCCGCCGAAGTCCGTGTACTTCTGTAGGTACACAACCTTGTCGACTTGCAGGATCGGGAAACCGCCAATGGTCACGCCGGCAACCAAGATCGGTTCGCCGGTCGGATTCGGCGCCGGGATCTGCTCAAGGTGGTACCAGGCGTCATACAAGAAGGTGTGGGACATTCGGTAGTAGTTGGAGTCCACCGGCGCGGTTTGAAAGCCTTGGTACAGCAGCGTCCCTTTCGGCGCACCTAGGAAGGTCGCATCGTTCCGCTTGCCAACGTACGAAGTGAAGGTGGCCCACGGTGGTTCCGCCGCTGGCGCTGACTGTGGAAGGGTTCGATCGTACTGAATCTCAATGGTCACAATCTGCTGCGGTACGTCGTAGCTCTTTGCCTTGCCGTTCGCGTCCACCCTGTCGCCGCCTATATCGCCTGCTCCGGAGAAAGTCACAGTGCCGTCGGCAGCAAGCGATGCACCCTTGCGATAAAGCGCGGTCGAACGGACAACGGTAGCGCGGGTGCACTGGCAGAAGTCCGTTTGATCGGTGAGACCAAACCGCCGAGTGCTGGCGCGGACGGTCACGCGGTAGTGGTACGCCTGCTCGCGGATCGGTTGAATGTCAACAGTGCGAACCACCATGGTCTTGAGATAGAAGTCACTGCCGTAAATAAGGGAATCAATGCGGGTGTTTGGTTGCGGACAGAATGCAATCAGCGCCGCTTCGGTCGGAACGTCAGTACCGGCGGAAGTCCACTTCACCAGGTAAACGATCTGCATCGATGATTCCGCTGGAACCGTTGCCAGTTCGTAGGAGCGACTACCCGCTAGTTCAATGGCGCTGAAACTACCCATTAGGAACCACCCTTAAGAGTTCGATTGATTTCAACCAATACTTGTTCATCCCGGCGTGGAGTGTCGCTCATGCCGGCGGTCTTCTGCTGGCCTGATGTTCCGAAGCCGAATTCGTTGTTTAGGTTGCGCAGGTTCTGCATCGAAAACTTCTTGCCTGGATCGGTAAAGCCCATGATGATTTGATCGATCGATTCATTGAAGAACCGGATACCGGATTGCTTCATGGATTCGCTAAACGCCAACTGCCCACCGCCGGCCGCGCTCAGGTCTGATGTCGTTTGCGCCTGCATTCCAGCACGTTTCGCACGCTCCGCACCGGCTACGTCGGGCCCAAATGCCTTGGCGTATTTGATCTCGTCATTGATCTTCGCCATGGTTGTTTCCATGATTCCGCGCTGGGCTTCAGGCGAGAACCGCGAACTAAGCGCGGTGATCTCCTGCATGCGGCGGTCGATCATTTGGAAGGCATGCATCAGGATTTGGAAGCCCTGCTGTGCCATGTTGAACGATGCACCAATGGCAATAGCGCTTGTTTTGCTGTTCAACTTCTGCAGCTCGCGATTAGTAGCCGCAACGCCCTTGATGACGCCCGACGGGTCTACTTCGGCGCGGATGACCGCCTTCATGGATTTATCTGCCATAGTGTTCCGCCTTTAGCCAGGGAATGCACCGCTGCGGCGGTTGGTTGGTGGCATTGACTACCAAGGCAGTGAGCAACCATTCGCACCGTTCAAGGGTGGTCAGTTCGGTTGCGGCTATTCCTGCCGGCATCATCATCCTTCGTTCCCCATCTGCAATGCGCCAGAGCCTGCGCTCGGCGCTTGAGTAGGGCGCGGGCGGTTGATCTCCTCCAGCAGTGCCGAGCAGAGTTCTGCCCGGATGTTTCCTAGTTCGGCGTGATTGAGAACGAACGGACTGCCATCGGTGCAACTGATGCAAGCACCCCACCAGTACGGGTCAGCCGGTGCGCGTGCGTAGTCCGCCATTGTCGGCTCACGAATCATGACTACGCCAACGCCAGGCACATTGACTGTGCGCGGCTTGGCAATCAGTTGAGACAGATCGAACGGCATCAGAACTCCTCAAGGGTGAGAGACCACATTCCGGGGCCGGTGCCGTCATCCGTTCGTGTGGCGCTAGTCATATGACCAATGATGGTGTAAGTAATAGCGCCTTGGTCAACGTATGTGAGTGTGCAGGTAACCGCCACTGCCAGCGCAAGACTGGACGGGTTCATGTGGCTGCGAATTGCATTATCCGCCGATCCATCCTGCGCCATTACATCGAAAGTCGCAGTCCGTGAGAATCGACCAGGTGCTCGCTTCTCTTTGTAGTCAGCAATGGTTGTAACATCAAGGCTACTGCGAGCAACTGAAATAGTGACGTTTTTAGCAGGAAACACTGTTATTGATCCCCCTTGAAGGGTCAGTGAGAATGTTCCGCCGTAGCCTGAGATGATTGCCATGATTAGTCCTCCTGGACAAGTAGGGTGAGTGAGATTGTTCCGATACGCGCTGCGTCTTCGCGGCCGTCATCAAGTGGCTCGACAGAGAACACCACGCTAAATTCTGAAGTAATGATGCTGCAAAGGTTCGTTGCATCGTTGCGGGGAACGCCAAATGTGCTGGATAGATCGTCTACAAGCGTCAACACGTCTTGAATAGCGTCCCCGATTACTTGCACTTCTACGCCGATTGTCCAATGGTTCTTTGCCAACGCTCCGGCCATCGAAAGATCAACAGAAGCCGAGGTAATCTCGTACACCATGCACGGTGTCGGCGTTCCAGCAACACGTATGCCCACCGATGTATCGCCACTCGCTGCTAGTAGCGCGTAAATGGCTTTATGGATGGCTTCAAGCGACATTTGCGGCTCCTAGGATTTTGCGAGCCTCAACAAGAATTTCGGTAGCGATCGACTGCATAAACGCGCTCACGTTCGACCGGCTCCACGCCAGACTGCGATGGGAACCGGCGATGAACTTGCCTGATGCCTTGTGCTTAAATCCGTTCTCTAGCCAGGGGTAGACGTACTGCATGCCCTTTGCCCTGGCGCCGCCCTTTTTGCCGAGCACTACGCCGAGCTCCACGCGGATCGGTGCACCTTCGCCGCCCATGCGCTTCGGGGAGTTCAGTTTGGTTGCCGCGGCAATCGCCTTACGGTGCGGGTTCTTGCCCTTGTATGGCGCACTGACCCACAGCGCCTTCAGCGATGCGGTAAACGGCTTTGCTGCTTTGCGGATTGCCTTCTTGCGCACTGATTCATTGAGGCGCGGCGATAGCCGGCGCAGGGTGTCGCGCACTTCCTTGGTATCGACTGTGATCTTTACTACGGTCATGGCGTCACCTCTGAGGCTTCGATCTCTAGCCGGCGGCGGCGTTGGTCGCGATCCCAACAGGCGCGAACGGTAAACGTGCGCTCAGTGCCGTTGTCGTACCACAGCAGGCGGCTACGGTTGTTCATGCTCGGATGCCAGGGGGCGAGGATGCGCCAATCTGTGCGCGTCGCTGGGCCGCCGTCATCCATAGTGTCTGAGGTATTCGCGAGCTCCACGTGGACTGGCAAGGTGGCGAAGGACAACCAGGACTCAGACGCCTGGCCAAACGCATCTACGGTGCGTACTGGATTCTGCGCCGTCATGACGAGGCGCATCATTCCGGATGGAACATGCCCCATGGACATTATCCAATCCCCTTACCCATCATCGAGGTGATCCGATCCCAGTAGGTGGAGTCGAGCGCTTTCGTATCGTCGCCGCGCTCCGCAACCTTCTGCGCGACGCGGTTCAATAGCGCCAGTTCGAGCAGCGGGTTTAGGGCGGCGTTTCCGGCTGTCACGGTCAAGGTAACCGGGTAAGTAATGGCGTCAATCTCCATATCCACATAGATCAGACCGTTAATCATGATCTTGGCGCATGTGCCGGTGAGCGGCACCGTTGCGCTGTCGCTATAGGTGGCCGTGGTGCCGGCTAGGTCGCCTTGGCGCTGCAGAAGAAGGTACAGACCGCCGTAGATCGTCACGGGCGCTGAGGGCACCCACTGCGTCCTGGTGACACTCTCCACGCACCACCCGGTTTTCTCTTCTAGTTCCCGTACTGCTCCTGCCCAACAAATTGCAATAGCCGGATCATCCTCGTTATGGACGATGCGAGCAAAACTTCTAAATTTAGCGATATCTAGGGCCATGGTTCCTCGCAACGGGGGGGTGGAGCCGAAGCCCCACCCACCCGAAGGATGAGAGGATCAGAATCAGGCGTTCGTAACTTGCAACTGAACCAGCGCATTGACGCGGGTGAAGTCGGAGTTGGCGAACTGCATGCCTTGGTAACGGATACGTGCAGTACCGGACAACGAGAACTCGTCGCGGGTGATCGACATACCGCCCCATTCGCGGATCGCAAATGCTTCGGAAATGTTGCCCAAGATTGCGATGCAGTTCTTGCCGGTGCTGGCGGTTGCAACATGCGCTGGCAGATACTCGGTGATGTACACCGGGAGACCCATGAGCGTGAACGGAGCAGCGTTCTGAAGCACCTGAGAGTCGGCACTTGGCACAAAGATTGGGACTGAATTAACCAGCAGTCCTGCGATTGCTGCGTACGTATCTTGCGGCAGAATCCAAGCAGCAGATCCCCAATACGCGGCCGGCAACTTCGTGTAGCGCATTTCAAGGAGTTTGGCAACCGTTGCACCGGCAGTGATTGCCAGGGCGCGGGTAGTACCAGTGCTCGTTGCGGTGGTGATGTTGATATCAGTGGTGACGCCGGTTGATGCCTTGACGGTAAAGATGCCCGTCGGTGCATTCGTGCCGGATCCAGCCACGTAGCCCCACTCCAAATTCTTGAGGAGCTGGCGCTGCAGGTGGTCGATGACTTCCATTTCGACGTTAAATCCAGCGTCAGATTGGAGAATGAGTTGCTGACTGACTTCGGTTTTTGGCAAACATGGAACCGGTGCCAGGGGAACTTCCTTGAACAACGGATCTGAAGCGGTCGTTGCAGTGGTGGCGGTATCGGCCTGAGTCCAAGCAGCCGTGTAGTCAGCAGTCTTCAGCGTGCTGAAGCGCAGGGTTTGGTAACCCTGAACACCAGTGCGGATATCAGCAATGTTACGCATGATGCTGTTGGCACTCAGGTACTTGAGAACCGCATCTTGATACACCTTTGGAATCAAGATCGAACTCGAAGCGGAAGTAATCAGTTCACGCTGCTCGGGCATCTGGCCAGTGCGGAGGTAGTTGACAAACTGATCCTCGTACTTCTTGGAAGCGCGGATGTCCATCGACCGATCCTCGGTCTTCTTGATGGTGTTCTCGATAGCAGACGATGAAGCGAAACGCTCGCGCACTTGCGCTGCGCGGATCTCTGCATCGAGCTTGCCGAGTTCGTTGGCGACTTCGTGGCCGCGAGCCTCGACTTCGACGGACATGGAGTCCTGGGCGAGAATGGAATCGCGCTCAGTAACGAGCGCCTTACGGGTCTCAAACATTTCGGACAGTTTCATAGCGGCATCCTTAGACGCAGACGTAGACGGGCAAGGCCCGACTGGAGGGTTCTTGCTTCGGCACTTGTCTGCGGATAAGCGCCGTTTTCAACGATGGAAACTTCACGCAGCGCAACCTGCGAGAGTGTGCGATTGTTGCCGACCCAACTGTCGGCGATGACTTGGAAACCGAACGACATCTCAGACAACACGCCAGCGTCTACCAACTGGCGAACGTCCTTAGCGCGTTGGGTGTCGGGCAGCGTTACTTCAAACGCCAGGCCGTGCTGATCGCTGCGCAGTTGCAGCAATCCGCTCTTGGTGTTGGCGAGTAGGTCGCGCGAATCGTGACCAACAAGCAATGAAATGTTGCTGCCGAGTGACGAATCAAACGCACCGCGGGCCACACGTTCGGTAAATGGCTTGCCGCCATTGATGCCGCGAATGGTCAGCGGGTGACTCGGAGCGTCATATACCGAGGCGTAGCCGCCGATCTTGTCGCCCGTCATGGATAGTTTGGCTGTGCGAATCTCAAGCATTTTCGTCCCCCATGTTGCCTTCGCCGGCGTTGTCGCCTTGCACTGCGCTCATGCCGCCAGGCATGGAGACCTTGGCATCGTCAAGCCCCTCTTGAGGAGGCAAGCCGAGCCGGTGCCGTGCATCGTTGCCGGACATAATCCCGGCGAGCACCAGTTTGGACAGAGCCATTCCGGCGTCCCGCATGTTTCCGCGAAGCAGGACGTCCACGTCAAGACGTGCATGCTCACCGGGCCTGCAGAGTTTGCGCGTGATCTCCGACTCCCACGCGCTCACCCACTGGGCGAGTGCGCCATCAACGTAGGCGCGAGCGGTTTCCGATTGCGATGCGAGAGCACCGCCACCTTGCTGGTAAAGCATTTCCGGTGGAATTCCGTAAGCCCGAGCTACTTCCTGAATCGAGAACCGGCGCGACTCGAGGACGTTGGCCGTGCTTTCGCTGATCTTCTCAGCCCTCATGCCTTCGCGCAGGATCAACGGGCGCGACGCACCTTCGGGCGTTGAGTGCATGGTCTGCCAGGCGTCGCGGATGGCTTGCACCGTCTGATCCGACATGGCGCCTGGGTGGGAAATCGAAATCTTTCCACCGCTGCGGATGAGCGCCGAGTGTGCCGCGTCTTGGTCTGCGGCGAGATTGAACGCAGCGCGAGCGGCGTCCATCGGCCCGATGAACCAATCCGGGCGCAGCGGGTCGGGGTAGCAACCAAGGTGAAGCACCTGGTCGGAGGACAACGTGGTGCCGGCGAGCTTGTAGACCACACCGTCTTCGGTCATTTCCGAACTCACGGCGTTCGTTGGCATCGGTTGCAATTCAGCAACAGCGCCCGTGGTATCGCGGCGAATCAGCGCGACACCGTTGCCGGATTCGAGCGCACACGCAGTGATGTAGCGGCGAAACTCGTAGCCTGACTGCCAGCGCGAAGCATCGCGGGTCATCAGTTGTGTAATCGGCGAGTCGACCAACTGACCATCGCTATCAACGACGTGGAACGGTAGCCGTGCAAGGTCTGCCGATATCAGTTGAGTCGCTCGAACGACCGCAGGCAGGGACGTTATAGCCGGTGCGGCTAGCGGCTCCGGCCGTGCATAGACGACCGTGGCGCTTCTGAATCCCATGAACCTGGCGAAGATGCTCACGCAGAGCATGGAACAAGTCCGCCTAGGACTGTCAATAGCGATTTATGGACTTGCCAACTAAACGCAAAATATCTTCACGGTGAAGTACTTACTTCACCCGATCGGGCAGCTGCTCGTACTCAGTCCCGTGGACTCGCGCACCTGGTGATGCTCCATGAGGAGCGCTGCCATGTTGCCGGAAACGATGACATCCATGTTGCCGGCGCTGCGTCCCTTCACCGGTCGCGTGTTGCCTACGTTGTCGCGGATAAGTCGCACGTTGTTGAGTCCGGTCGCTAGAACCGGGTCAACTTGGTAGCACAACTGCTTGGATTTCAGCAAATCGCCCCACAGTTTCCACGCCGGCGCCATGGTTCTGATCGATTGATCGACCGCAACGATGGGCCATCCGCGGTCTTGCCACCTCCGAATATCTCGCGCTTGCGCTGGATGCGGGTCGACGCCGATCTTTCGGACGTCATAAAGCGCCATTAAATGCTCTATTTCAGCCTCAACAATCGACATATCCTGCCATTCACCAGGCATGCGGCGTAGGTGTCCCGCCTCAATCCACACTTGCAGCGGGTTCTTGCAGCGCTTCTCGTCAAGTGCGATGTCCGTGCCGGCCCACCAGCACACGTTGCGTGCGCGGATGATGCCGCCATCGACTACGAAGATCGTCAACGCTGTCATGTCAAGTTGTGTCGAGTAACCACCGCGACTTAGATCTAGTCCGATTACCGCCGGCGCACCGCGCAAGCGATCCCAATCGCAGTCCACCATTTGTCGCTCAAGTACCGACAGATCAATGTCGGTCGTTGCAATCTCGTGGTATCTGCACGCTAACTGAGTCTCAAACTCGGCAATCTGCACTGGATCGCCCGTGTTTAGCATCGTCTGCGCGGCTAGTTGCAACTGCGTAGGGTCGACAATGACGCCTAAACCGGGGTGCGCCTTCGCCCAAACGGTCGGATCGGAGGCCTGATCGTCGGGATCAAGACCGTAAATCATGGGCCACCACCCCGCCGGATAGGGGGTTCCGTCAGTAATTGCCGCTTCGCAAGCCTGCCAATAGCCCCAAATCGGCGTGGTCTTCTGCTCCGGATCAGGCGTGGTGATTGCCAACAGTTGGGACGTCGCGAACTTGGCAAGTCCGGTGAGCAAACGACCGACGGCTTTCGGCATGCGGGAAATTTCATCCGCCACCACCAGGCGCGTGGTCAATCCGTCCAATGCCTTGTCACTGCAGGGCAGGGAAATGTACCGGTTGCCGCCGTGGCGGACTCGCCCTGGATGCGCCGGCGTCGATCCGCCCGAAGCCTTCCATCCCTGCTCGTCCTTGTCCACGTCATCCATCGCCAGCGTCCGGCACATGGTCGCCATGCGCTCAAACGTCTTCTGCGCCAAGCGTCCATCGGGCGCAACCGATGAGAACTCCAGGCTAGTCGAGGTATCGCGCATCGCCGCCATAATCATCGACGCCGCGAACTCGGTCTTCCCGTTGCCGCGTGCCACAACCAGCAGTAGCGCCTTGGTGGCGGGGGTATCTGTCTTCACCTTGCCGATGACTCGGCGCCTGGCAAGCAACACCATCGCCACCATGCATTGCCATGGCATCCATTCGAGCGGCTTGCCGGCGTCCTCTTCCACACCCTGGCCGCACCGGCGAGCAAACGCCCGTGCTTCTTCAGCCCGCACCTCGTCCCACCACACATCGTGTGCCGCCGGAGCTCGGCGCTCCTCCAAGTAACGCTTGCATGAATCCAAGATGCGCAGGTTCGCTACCGCGCTCCCGCTGGCAATCGATTCGGCGTAGGCGTCCGCTAAGTCGGCGCATAAAGGCGGTCGCTTCAGGTGTTTACGGCGCTTGTCGGTTTTAGAGG